AACGGAGAGTAGTTCAAGTTTGGGCTGGTCCACGTCGCCGAGGCCGCTAGCGGGTAAGTGCCGTCGGCATTCATCGACCCGGTCGAGAGCGTGCCCATATACATCCGAACCGGAAGAAGTTCGGGATAGTCCCTGTCGCCCGCGCCGACCTGAGTCTCGTAGTTGGCCTTGCTGATGTGGTAGGCGCTTGCCCCGTGCGCTACGGTTTCGGCAGCGGCTTCGGCGGCAAGCGCGGATGCAGCAGCATCGGTCGCACTGGTCGCGGCATTGGTCGCGCTGGTGGCCGCGTTGGTAGCCTGCGTAGAGGCGGTGGTGGCGCTCGTGGAGGCGTTAGTAGCCTGAGTCCCGGCGGTCGTAGCGGAGCCGGATGCGGCGGTTGCGGACGAGGCGGCAGCCGTTGCGCTGGTCGCAGCGTTAGTTGCCTGAGTCCCCGCGCTAGTCGCGCTCGTGGCAGCGTTAGTTGCCTGAGTCCCCGCGCTAGTCGCGCTCGTGGCGGCATTAGTGGCCTGCGTAGAGGCGGTGGTGGCGCTCGTGGAGGCGTTGCTTGCCGAAGTGGCGGCGGCAGAGGCGGACGTGGCAGAGTCCGTCGCGCTGGACAGGGCTGCGGCCTGAGAGGCTGTGGCGGCAGTCTGAGAGACCGCAGCGGTAGTTGCCGACGTGGCAGCAGCGGTAGCCGATGCAGCGGCAGCGGCGGCTTGGGTCGCAGCCGTGGACGCGCTGGCAGCCGCATTGGTAGCCTGAGTGGCGGCGTTGGTCGCTTGCGTACCAGCAGCCGTCTGTGAGGCTAGTGCGGCGGTCGCAGAGGTCGCAGCAGCGGTGGCAGAGGTCGCAGCGTTAGTTGCTTGGGTCGCAGCCGAAGAGGCCGAGCCGCTCGCGCTGGACGCGCTGGAATCGGCGGCGGAAGCTGACGTGGCAGCATTGGTAGCCTGCGTACCAGCGTTGGTCGCCTGAGTGGCAGCAGTCGTGGCCGAGGCGGCGGCGGCGGTTTGAGACGCTAGTGCGGCAGTCGCAGCAGCCTGAGCCGCGATAACATCAATGGAATCAAACGGGCCGATTTCAGACCACGAGCTTCCGCCATAGACGTTGAACTCAAGGGTGACCGTATTAAAATACAGAGCGCCCGCAGTTAGCGGCAGCCCGAGGGGGCTCTCAGTGGGGTCTGCGGGGTAGGGGCCGTAATAGTTTCCGCGAAAGTCAGCGAAGGACCCAACCGGAAACCCGCCGCCGTCATTCGTTCCCGGAACGATACCCCAGTCAGCGTCGTTATCTGGAAGAGGCATGTGCGAAGTGGTCCTTAATCAAGTCTGAGTAGAGCAGAGGTAGAAGTCGGAGACGGAAGAATAAGCGAAGTATTGCCAGAGAAGTATCGCGTGGTCCCGAAGTTCAAAACCATGATGGCCTTGTTTGCTCTTGTGGAATTGTAGATCAGCGCCCCGTCTGCACTGAAGTTTGCTCCGGTATAACTGGGATCGGCCCAGTCAACCCAAGCAACGCCTTGGCCAGAGCTTACCGTTTGCGAGGTAAGCGTCTGTCCACCAGCGACGTAGCCGGTGCCAGTCACTTCCCCGGTCGAAGAATACACGGTAGTGGATGGCGTCAGCGTGCAAGAACTCGCGTCATACATCGCAAGCTTAATGACATCGCTATCGAAGTTATGGACCGCTTGCAGAAGCTGTTGCTTAAATGAATCGCACAGACCTTGAATAATCAAGACCAACCACCCCTTGGGGGAGCAACTCTATTCTCATCGACATGAGTAAGACCGTCGCCGTACGCTTTAAGACGCTGAAGCGCCTCTTGGAACCGGGTCTCATATCGAGCGATTAGATTGTCCTCGCCCTTCATAAAGATATAGGCCTCGACCAGAGCGCCGTAGAGCATGGCGTTCTCAGCGTTGGTGCTCAGCCACGAGTTGCCCGAGTCAACTACAGACTCCGGGTAATAGAAGTATTGCATTTCAATATCGTAGTCCGCGTCAGGCGTCGGCCCGAATGCCAGAGCTACGTCATCAACATAGGCATAGTATTTAGGCTCGCCCGTGTAGCCATCATCTGGGAACGCTTCAACAATGAACGACGGCTCTTTAATAAGAAGCTGAGTCCATGTGTCGTCGATAAGAACAGCTACTGAGTCTGGCGAAAGAAAGTCTGCCGGAGGCTCAAGGTACTTGGAGTCTCCATTAAGCGTTCCAGTAACGGTTCGCCTAAAGCTTGGAAGCTTTACAGTATAGAGGATTCTCTCTTCCGCGCTGCGGATGAAATTGGGGATGTTCGATACAAAGGTTGTTTCGGAGTTCTCAGTATAGTCTTGGACTGCCTGAGTAAGCTCAGTGTAGTTCATGGCGAACTACCTTACTTCTTGCCAGAGACCTTGCCGCCGCACTTGTAGGCGTTCATCGTCTTGTTCTTCTTCACGCCCGGGGCGGCGGACTGCGAAGGCTTACCTTTGGTTTTCATGCTGTTGCCTTTCCTGCCTTACGGCTAAGTGCTTGGGTAAGTGGTGATCAGGGTGGCGGGGTTGCCCACCGGATTAAATCCGAACAGGCCTTGCGAGACCGCCAGATCGGGGTCGGGGCGGGGGTCCTTAAGAGCTATCCGCTCTTGGATTCTCACCTTGCCCAACTGAAGCTGCGGGTTGTCGCTGTCGAGACAGTCTGAGCAAACCTTAATCGGGGTAATCTTTCCCGCGACCGGCTGAGGAGCAAGGCTGTTGAGCATCACTTGCAGACCGCAACGGTCACAGACGGCTAGAGCTTTTTTACCGGAAGCCCACATCGCCATGATTTATTTCCTAGCTTACGTCAGGGACAAAGAACACCGATGCCCGGTCGCGGTCTTCGGATGAGGCCAAGTCCCACGCTTCGTCATACTGAGTTTTGAGATAGGGCACGCGGGAGGCCGCTTCTGGTCTCTTGGACGCAATCATGTAAGCGAGCCCCGCGACAAGCGGGGGGATGAACCTGAACGGGACGTCGGGATTATTATCCACGTTCCCCGCCGCCTCCATGCGCCGCAGTCTCCAATAGACCAGCGTGCATTCTTGGTTAGGGACCGGCCACAGCCTGATGACCGGCGCGAGAGAGCCGCGCTGGACCATAATCTGAAGGGGGATGTCCCCGGTCATTTCCGGATTTGTTAGCTGCGCGTACTGAGAGAAAGAAATCCTCTCAAGCGGCATGTTCGTGGTCGAGCCGGAGCTATCAATCTGGATGGAATACTCGACCAAGTCCACCGTATCGGCGTCCATAGTGTATTCGGCGATGCCAGACGAAATCTCCTGAGTTCCCTGATCGAGAGTCCAGAGGTTCAGGCCTTTGTTGGCCCACTCAGCCAGCAGGAAGTTAAGTGAACGGGTGCCGGTCTTGAGGTCATAGCCAGACCTTAGTTCCAGCCCGGCGCGCTCGTAGGCCTCCTCCATAATGTCCGCTATCGTGAAAGACGCGAAGGTGCTGCTCGTGGCCATAAGGAGTCTTACTCAGGCTCTGACGGGGCGGGGGGAGTCCACAGCCCGTCTACGAATCTCCAACCGATGCCCGCGCCTTCTGGAAGCGAGCGAACCGTGGCGTCTTGAGGGGGAGTCCAATCGTCGCCCCCGTCCCAGACCACCACATTCTCAATGGTGTCATTGCGGATAACCGCAAATTGTCTGCTCATTTTATTCCCTTAAAACCAAGTTGTGACGACAACCATCCCTGCACCGCCCCCACCGCCCGTTCCAGACGTAGTTGCTGTGACGCCCGCACCGCCCCCGCCGCCGCCAGAGCCGCGCCCACCAGCACCGCCGTTGCCCGGGGTCGTCAGACCGGAGCCGCCGCCGCCGCCGCCAGTGCCACCTTGCATAGCGTATGGCGAGGTTCCAGCAGTGCCGGGGTTTTCCGCCGCGCCGCCAGCAGGACCGGAGATAGTAGACGAGGAGTTGACGCCCGGAAGATTGCCTCCTGTGCCACCCGCATATGCGACGGGGACGTTGTCGAGGCCGCCCCCACCGCCGCCAGAAGCATTGCGTCCCGCCGTGGTTCCATTACTAGCGTTGCCTCCAGCCACTGT